GCTCCAGATGAACTACGAACAATATTTAAATTACCTTGAGGCGAAGTCGTTCCTATACCTACTTTACCTGAACTGTCTATTCTTAGTCTTTCAGCGTCATTAACTCTGAAAAGCATGAAGTCACCATTATGTTGATATCCTATTAAACCAACATTAGAATCGTTTGTGTCTCTAAAGTAAATAAAACCACCATTAGATGCTCCTGAATAAAGCTCTACATTAACATCAGATGAATTTTTGATAGCAAGTTGTCGTGTTGGGCTGTCGTTTCCTATGCCAACGTTGCCTGAGTTATCAATCCTCATGGTTTCATTTGGTTGACCATTTGGGCCTGAGGTATAAAATCTCATTCCAGCTCTTCTTGAACCACCTGTAGCATCTACCAAATAAGAATCAATCCTAGCGGCTGTCCACTCAAACTGGTCGCCAGAAGAATTATTAGCAATAAAATCAAATCTTCCAACAGTGTCACCAGTTGAAGGAGAACCAGACAAATACAAACCGATTGAAGGTGTTGTGTCTGATGCTACCTGCAAAGTTCTACCTGATGATGAAGCGACACTTGTTGCTCCATCATGTATTGCAACTTTTGTTCCAGATTGCACAGAACTCGTACCAATAGCTACATTGCCTGAACTGTCTATTCTCATGCGTTCTGTAGCACTACCAGTAGAAGCACCAAAAGTAATTTCACTAGCTCTAAAATCTAATGGTTTAAAAGCAGCACCCCAGTCAATAGCATTAACTCTACTTCTATTACTTGCTACATCTATTGAAGTAACATGACCTTGTGAACTATTAGCATTAGTAGCACCTGAAGCTGCAATAGCACCTGCAACTTCAACTTTATCGTATGGCGAAGTAGTTCCTATACCAAGGTTGCCTGCTATATCAACATCTTGAGCAAATGTAATGTCACCATCTTGACGAATATTATAAACAACTTTTTGTGTACCTGACGTTGTATTATCTGATAATAATTTTAATCGGTTCTCTTGTCCTGAACCTGTACCAAAATACTTTAATGAAAATCCGAAAGCACCATTATCTGTAGCACCACCATGTCCAGAACTCATGCCGTCAACTCGCCAAAGAACAACATCACCACTAGCACTTCCTGAACCAATTCTTATCGCCGTACCCCCATTGTCTTGGTGTAATCTTAAAGTATTGTCAGTGCTTGGCGATGTACCGCCCAAATCTAATTTATAAGCTGGCGAAGTAGTTCCGATGCCAAGTGATTCAGCACTAGCATCCCAAAATAAAGCTGGTGAAATACCTGTATCTTCGTAGAAAGAAATGTCTCCACCAGAACTTACGTTAATACGATTAATTGTATTTGTTCCGTTAAAGGATTGAATTCCAAATTGACCATGAGAAGTTCCGTTTTGAGTAGTAATAGTTGTATTACCTGCACCATGTTTTAAAAACCCTCTTTGATTAGTACCATCTAAATCTTGAATAGTTATAGTAGGAGTGCCTGTGTTTGCTACAGTCAAGCCATCACTAACGACTGTACCAGTAACATCTATACCTGTTGAGGTTGTGGCTAGTTTGACTAAATTATTGTGTCTAAGTTCTACTTGATTAGTTGTAAATTTGGCATAATTGTTTGCACCAGTAGCATCTTGTAAAAAAATATTTGTTGATGACCTAACTACTAAATCACCAGTACCACTATCTTGTATAAAACTATTAGAACCATCATGGAAGATTTGTAAATCTTGACTTGCACCTAGTCTGATTCTGTCGTTGTCGCCTAGATCCAATCTATCGACAGAAACATTACCAAGGGAAACAGATGTACCACCATTACCAAAAATGGCATCAATGGTATCTAAGTTGGT